AGACCAGTAGAGCTGACATGAAACTCTTCCTGATTGTTGACTACAACCCTAAACTGATCGTTAGCATTAAACTGTAGGTAACAGTTAGTATCACCCTCGTGTGTAATCTTATCAGCAATTACAAGGTTACTGGCAGTAAGGGTTCCGTCTACGTCTGTATTGGGTAAGCTTCCGTTTGCATCCTTATACACAACCTTCTCAGCTGGCATGGTAGCAAAGATTTGCTTCTCACCCGCAGTCCAGTTTACAGCAGCATCGCTATTAGAACTTTCTAGGATTGTGGTACGCGCAAGTGTGTCAGTAGAGGATGTATAAGTACCAATACCGACCTCCCAGTATGTACCATCAGTAATGGCATAATATGTGGTGTCTGAGTTAGAGAGAACATCCCCAAACGCCTGAAACGAGTTCTCAGCTCCCGCTAGGGAATAAGAACCAGTCCCAGTCGTTGAGGTGGTCTCTTTAACTCTGTCAGCTACAACAAGAGCCATAGTTCAATCCTTATGCTGGATCAGGGATTCCAATGTCAAAAGACGCTAGTGTAAAGGTGTTGCCGTTAGTAACGGACTGAGATGCTGTCAAAGTACCAGTCACTAGCAAACGTGAGTTTGAAGTATCTGTGATAGCATAGTGTGTCACTGTACCAGTTCCGTCGATAGAACCATCTGTGATAGCTGCTACGGTCACTTTACGACCCCCACCAGAGCGGTCCGCAGGAGCGCCGATGGAAAGTGAGGTAGAGTTACCTTTTGTGTATGTAGATGTAGCTTCCGTGTATGTCGTTGCTTCTTGCGTAGTAACGTCAATACGGTTAGCTTCTGTGTCTAGAACGGTCAATCCGTTGTCGAACACGCGGTCTGCGATAGTTGCCATTATTCATCATCCTTCAAGGTTGGCAGTTCTGCGTTGTGAAGAAGGGCGTTTACGATGTCCTTTTGACCCGAGAGGTCAATGTTTGCCCCATTCAAGTTACGGAGGTATGCACCTAGTTCACGTAGGTCGTGAGGTGCAACATCTCCTGCACAAACCTTCGGCATCAGGTCGTAGTTTAGACCGTTAATCTGCCAAAGGGTTTCGATGAGCTGCTTATTGAGAACATCGAAGATAGAGTTGATGTAGGATTCCATAGAACGTAGGAACAAGTCTGTCTTGGACTTAGACAGGGCATACGAGCCATTCTGTCCTGCACCTAACATCAAGAACTCAGCCATAACAGAACGAGCTATGTCGTGCTGATAGCGCTGAATAATCGGATGTATATCTATATTACGAGTACCGTTACTTGAGATGAGCTCGATGTCCACAATGCGTTGGTTCGTTGGGCGGCCTTCTGCATCTCTATAAACGTCCGAGGGTAGAAGTGCGTATCCTTGCTCATTAAACTTGAGATCACGTAGGACTTTCTCCATTTGTGATCGAACGGCGGCTTGGTCTGCCGTAGCGTCAGGGCTGAGATATTCTGCTGAGATTCTACCGACAGGGATACCATGTAACTCTCGTTCTACTGCTACTGCTTCGACGTTCTGCAGGTTCTTAAGGTATTGGTAAGAAGAGTATGCCTTCCGTAAGATAGAGCGTCCAGATGGGTCATTGTTCGTGTTCGTCGTCCTGTAGTGTACCAGCTTTGTAGACGGTATGTACATTGACTTAGAACCGAAGGATTGTTCCTGTCGGACACCCAAGACATCTCCTGTTGTCTTATCAACATCAAACCGCTCAATCGTCCACTGTGCGCGAGACGCAAGTTTGCGTACTCCGATACGCCCATCTGTATATTTAGAGTGTTTCTTGCCACTTCTGAAGTCTGGTCCACGTCTACGTTTATAGACTACTTCAAACAAAGAGAAGCCAAATGTCAAGTGCGAAAGTGCTTCTGCAATGTGATCGTCTAACGTGTGTTCCATATCCTCCAACACGCTCTTAACGAAGTCAGCCTCACGTTGTGCTTCAGGCGTGTCGTTAGCAGGTTCTACATAATAATCGACATCTCGTAGTACCTGCTCAGTAGCGTACATGATTGCGCCAACAGTGCTGTCGTTGTCACGCATCTCACGGTATTTCTTAATGGCACGTTTGCCTCGTAGTTCTGGGATGAACTCGTCAGCACGTATTGTACCGTCCTTAGTGTTAGTGCCACCGATACCGATCTCGATCTTACCCAACTCTTCGCTTAGCTTCTTCATGTGTTATCCTAAGTAAATCTGATTGAGACCCTTAGCGTCTGCGTAGGAGAGGCGAAGTGTTGGGTTCGTTACTCCATTTAGCATTAGGTCAGTTAAGGCCCATACACATGCGTCGAGCCTATCGGGGGAGCCAATAGATCCTAGAGGCTCCCATGTTCTCATTTGCGTCTCCAGCTCGTCCAAGCCGCGCACATGTTTGACTTTACCTCTTTCATAGAGCGCAGATATAGGCTCAGCCCTAGCCATTTTTCCTCTAGAAGCATGAACAAGGCGTATAGGAACTGTCTCATCTTCTGCCTCAAGGGTTCTACGAACCATCTCACCGCCTTGGTTACGCTCGGCAACAATACGATCCGCACTGTACGATTGATAAAGCGAGATTGCTTTCGCTGCCCATTCAGCAGGGCTAAGCCGATCTGTGGCATCTTCAAGGACATATCCTATTCCATTCACATCTATTCCAGCAACTACAATTCCAGTCATGTCTGACTCAGCATTTGCGGTTACGGCAGGGTCTATAGCCACTACAATGCGATTTAGTTCTGGTACGTCTTTAGGTTCTATCTCTGCTGCGTCAAGTACTTCGGTTGTCCAGAGTGCTCCGTCAGCCTCCTCTAGCATCTCAGCGTAGAGTTCTTGTCTACCAAGACGAGTTCCCTCGTATTCCTTCTTGATGCCCTCTAGAAAGGGTGTGGCAAGGTTAGCTTGGTTATCGAATGTCGATCCGTGAGTAACGTGGCTTCGCTCACTCTTTAAGAGGTGACGCATAAGCTTAGTAGGCTTTGGCGTAGTTGTTACCATTACCTGTGGATGACGACCTAGGCGAAGGGTAAACTGCAGCATATCCCAAACATCTTGTTGGTTACGCCAAGCAGCTACCTCATCAGCCCAAGCGGCATGAAACTGTGGTCCACGTAAACGCTCAGGGTCTTCTGCGGAGAAGAACTCGGCTTTCGCCCCATTCTCCCAACTAAGAGTGTTGTTAGTAGGACTCCACACAGGGTAGCCCATCTTAGCTCCACGATAGGTTTTATCCTTGTCCCAACACACATTTAAGAGACCTGATTCGCCCTCAACCATAACACGGCGAATATCTCCTTTGGTAGGTGCTACACAAGCGATACGCTTAAAGCCTTGCTTGACTTTATGCCTTACCCACTCAGCTCCAGAACGTGTCTTACCCGCTCCACGCCCCGCATTAAAAACCCAATAATCCCAATCACCATCAGGTTCTAGCTGGTCTCGTCTAGCCCAGAAGGGCCAGTTGTGCTTAAGCTCTTCTGCGGCTGCAGGGCCTAAGTCATTTAGTAGTTTGTGTAATTCTGTAGCGCTCAGATCACGTAGATCATTGGCGGTAATCTCAGGTATCGGGGGTCTCATCCTCTTGGGGTTCCTTTCCTAGAAGGGCCATGAGGGAGTTGATAGCACTTGAGTTCTCGTCAGCATCTCCGGTGACTTCTTCTTGCTGTTGAGTCTCTTTTGGACTCCAGCCACCCTTAGAGCGTAGGAACAAATCCTGTGAAGGGAAGTGTCCGTTTAGGGCTTGTTGTACAAGAACACTACCAACTTGCGCAACGATATCTGCCCGAGCCTCTGCGATGTCACCACCGTAGAGCTTGTAGAGCATAGCATTGTTACGAGGAGCGTTCTGGTAGCGTTTGTTGATCGTAGCGAGGATGTCCTTGATCTGGACTCCATCAGCCACGGCCTTACGAATGTATTTAGCTACTGGCTCGCTGTACTTCAGTTTAGCTGGAGCTGGCATGTCTTTGTTCTCTTATAAGGAAGGTGTCTCAGGTCACTGTACCGTCTGGGGATGCTGTGTGTACGGTTTTAGCTATTCCCGAGAGCTACTACACCACATAGTAATCGAAAGTTGTATTTCAAGAGGCCCTAAGGCTATTTCTAGGTCAAACTACAGAATAGCTGTGTCTTAAGCGCTTCGTAAGCGTCCTAAAGCAAGTTATCTTTACTAACTAGCTAAGATAAAGAGCTTAAGGTATATCTTAAGTGGGTCTGTCAAGGTGTTTTACAAGGGAGCTTCGTCGGAATTATCTTGATGTGTGGTAGATATGCCACAGTCAACCCTTTTTCTTATGTTGTACTTGGGGCTGGTAACGCCCAGGCTCGTTCCTATCCCATAGGATAGGCAGGGGCCCCACCGTAGGATAGGGTGCAGAAAATAGGGATAGCCTAGGCGATTTTCTATTGCAAGTCCTAGGTCTAGGGTGTAGGGTATTTATATAGCAACAAACGAGAAAGGATTTCTGCTATGTCTTACTTTGGTAACCGCCGCAAGTCGCGCCAAGATCTTCTACACGATGCACACAAAGAGCTTGTGATGCTATGCGCTAAACATATCGTAAGCGTTAAAGATAATCACGAGCGTCAACTTTTGATTGATGCATTCACAATGTATATGTCGATTAAGATCGGTAGCGTCAAGCGCGAAACAATCGTTGCAGGCTATCACGAGGCCATCGCAAATGCGTCCAAGTAAGGACCTATGGGCATCCCTAGCGGGTGCCCTACTCATCACCATAGGCGTATGGCTTAGCCCATATCTTGCCCACCTGCTTTAAACAACGCCCTAGCGCCCACCATAGCGCTAGGGTATTTCTATAGCCAGGCTCCAGGCCTGGGCCCAGGGCTAGACCCTGGATAGAAAATAGGCCAGGCTCCAGGGCTAGCTCCAGGGCTAGACCCCGGGTAATAAATCATCATACATAATAGGATAGAGCTAGGGGGAGGCCCTGGCCTGGAACCAGGGCTAGCTCCAGGGCTAGACCCCGGGTGGAAACTAAGCCAGGCTCCAGGCTATGCCCCCGGCCAGGGCCCAGGCCAGGCTCCAGGGCTAGACCCCGGGTGGAAAATGAGACGGATGTCTAAGGTATTTCCTACGCTAGGCGCCAGGCCTGGCTGGTCCTAAGCACCTATGTAATTACCCCCGATATAAATCTGTGATCACAAACTAGGACTGTATATCCACTGTAAGCTACTGATATTGCTACACATTCTACATGGTGTAGTTGGCCTAGATCTTTACCGGGGAGTGTTGCTAGAAAACAACATATGGTTTGCGTTAGAGGTTCTTTTGTGCTACTCTATATGCACAGGATAGGTGCGACCAGTGATTCGTTTCTAGGCGTACTTCTATGCTGTGTATAACAATAGATCTCTAGGAGGTTAACATGAGACTATTTAACGAGGGGTTGTCTAACTTCGCCGGCAGTGCTGAAGACTATGACGACTATGAGGGTGCGCGCTTACGTCGTCGCACTAGGAACTGGATAGGGTATCGTATTAGAACGATAATTAGGAAAGAGGCAGAAGCTCTTTCTATGCCAAGTCCAGATAAAGAGTATGAGGCTTGCTCTAATGTAGAGTCTATCCTTGATCTATACTTACCTAATATAGACCCTG